CGTAGTAAGGGTTTCAGCGGCTCTATATCCAAACCTGTAAAAAAATCGTGCGACCCCTCCTCTGCCATCGCCTCAAATACTTTTAGTTTCGCTTGGTGTACGTCGGGGTTAATGATTGCAGGGTTTTCGTCCGAGCGTACTACCCAAGTTGCCGCAATGTTTAACAATAGGTCGCGGTGTATTACCGTGTTTTGCCTTTCGCGTATTACGTGAATGTAGGTAGCAACTAAAGCCGCGTTGCGTGGGTTCGTTAGCCCAGCGCCTAAAGCCTTTTCCATTTCGGTTAGTATCGCTTCCATCTCAGAACCCGAAAGCCCGCTACTAAGGCGCTCAAGTAAACTCATACTCATTGCAAAGCGTTCGAGCGGTAATGCGGTTTCCTTTGGGAAGCGGTAATACGTGTAACCGTCTTTAGTGAATAGCTGAACTAAATTGTACTTCGGTAGTTCGGCGTTTTGTTTATTGCGCGAAAATATTAATCGCAGTCGCCCGCCTAATTTGCTGAATGATGTGGTCAATGTCATTATTTACTTTTATTATACTACCGCTACGTAGCTGAATTATACAATCGTTATTTTCGCCGCTGAATACGTGGCTTATGTCGTTTACGTTAACGAGTATTTCAACTAACCCAATTTCGCGCTCACTTAATTCGCGCAGGGTGTCATCCTCGGTGTCGAGCGATTCGGTCAGGAACGCTTTGCAGAGGATGAACCCAGTCATATCTAACTCCAATAATCGTGCGGGCATTCAGCATTTTTAACCCGCGTCTTTGCGGGTAGGAAACAACCGCACGCCGTACAAAGGTTTAAGGCTTTGTTTTTATGCTGGCAAACGTTACAAATAGGCGTTCGCGTTTCGCTTAGTTCGTTTGCCTCTTTGTTGGACGTTATCCAAAACCACCAACCGCGAATAATTGTTTTTAACCTCCGCATACTACGCATTCCATTAAGTTAATTACTTCAGGCTCTTCGCTTATTACTTCGATGTTAGCCACGCTAAAGCTAATGCAAGTATATTCAACCTCGCATATCGTAAACGTATTACACCCCGAAAGGTTAATCGTGTAGCCTTGCCCGTTATCTATCTTAGCTCCCGTAATGGTTAACAGCCCGTCAATATCCGATTCGGTGTTAAAAATTTGTACTTTATGTGTTGCGATATGCGTTAGGGCTATCGTGTACGCCGTTTCGGGTTCTACGTATCCGAAAGAAATACCGCCGTTGCAATAGGCTACCTGAATGCCTGAATCGAAACAAGGTGTACAAACGCTCATAGGTATCGTTTTAAAATTGCGTTTACAAAGTAACGAAAACAATCTAAATAATCGGCGCGCTCGGTTAGGTTTTTACGGTTGCTCTTTATGATTTGCCCCTCTGCATTACATTGTACCTGCTTTGCATCGAATACAAACCCCTTGCATTTCTTTGAGTTTACTTTAATATCTAACTTTTTTAATGCCGTGTTGCAATCGATACGGCTGTTAACGTGTCGCGGGTTCGCTGGTATTATTATTTGGTTATCAGCTAACTTGAGGCGGCGTTTAATCTGAATGTATGCGCTCGAGTTATCGCGTTCCTGAATCGTGCCACCCTTACCCATCGCGTCGCCCGTTATTCGTATAAGCCCCGTAGGTATGTTTAAGGCATCGACCGCGTCGCAGAACGCATCTATCGAGCCGCGCTCTATCTTTATTTCGTCCACTACCCGAGCCGCGCTGCCAACGTTTTGAATAACTAAAGCACAAAGCGGGTTAATATTGAAATCGACGCTTATAAAGGTCGGTAAGTGTGGGTTATGGTTAGCACTATCGTCGATGTGCTTATCGTCATCCCATGCGTATAAGAAAGGATTTGAAACGTCATCGAGTACATCCCAATCGCCCTCAACAAAACGGGCATATTGAATAGGCGGTAATTCTTTTAGCGCCTCGAGGTATTCCGGTGCGATGTGTGGATTATCTGTTATTCGGCTCGGTATGTAAGCCCAGCGTTCGGGTAAGGTGTTTTCGCGGTAACGGTTGTATATAATCGACTTAACCCAATTTTGTGCAGGGTTGCACGTCGCGAGGCAAACGATAGGCGGCTTGCCTTGCGCCTTATTCCAACTTCCGATACGTTCCTGAACCTTGTAAAAGGTTACCTCCTGCAATTCGTTTACTTCGTCCAAGCCCGCGCCGTTAATCTCTAAACCCCGAAAGCGGTTTAAATCTTTATCATCGTCGAATGATTCAGCCATGAAGATTAACTCTGAGCCATTCGTAAACGTTATAACGTTCGTTTCCCTATTCCAGTTCTTAACGTAGTTACTTACGCCGTCCATCATAATAGAAGCAAAACTCGGAAACGTGGTGCGCTTTAAGTCGGGTAGGCTTTTACGAATAACCGCCCACCTCGAACGCGGGTACGTTAAACATAAAGAGGTTAGGGTTAATAATAGCCAGTAAGTTTTTCCACCTCGAATCTTTGCCCCCACCGTTTCCAGCAGGGGCTAACATCGTATAGCGCCCCCGAAAACAATTACTCTTTTGTTTCCGTCGGTCGCCATATCAAAGGCTGTGGTTTGTGTTTCAGTTAATGTAAACTTCATTCATTCGGCTTACTCGGTTCGGTTCGCACAATAACGAGCGGCTCGGTTGTGGTAATGTTATTATCTATACTTTGCTTTGGCTTACCGTATGCGCGGTCTAATAGCAGTTCGGCTGCTCGGGTATCGCCCTTGCGCGCCCTTGCGTACATCGCCCTTAAAATATCTTCAGCCGCCGTTAACCCTTCCTTCGTTTGTTCGCCTAAAACATCAGCTAACAATACGCTTAATTCGGGCAGCTTACGCGGTCGCCCGCCGCCATTATTGCCGCCTGTTTTTAACTTACCACCATTTCTACCTTCTCTCATGTTTACGGGATTTTAACGAGGTTAAACCTTTTCCGTTTGTGCGTTAGTGTTTTCGCGTATCTTATCGAGTTGCTCGGTATTGTTATCGTAGTGGCGTTCGATTCGTAGGCGTTTAACCGTTTGCCATTTGTCAGCTCCATTGGTAAAATAAACACGTAAACGCGGTACGCCTAATTCCTTTGCAAGTTCGTACACCTCAGCGTTAAAGCGTTCGTTTCGGGCGGTAATTATATAAACATCGTCGCCGCGACTTATTGCGCGTTTGGCGGCTTCAAAACCCTTTGGCGTATCGAGTACGCCGTCAACGTCAAACGATACCCTCATTTTTTGTTTCGTGCTTTGCGGTACTTTTCAGCCTCGGCGTATGCTATGGCTACGGCTTGCTCATTCGAATACCCTTCCTCTACTAACTTGCGAATATTCATTTGTATAATCTGTGGCGTATCGCCTTGAAATAGTGGCATAGTTACAAAACTAAACAAAATAAGGTCTAATTGCAATAACTCCAACAACAAATCCAAAAGAGAACGCAAGTGCTATCAATAGTCTTTGCTTAAATGACTTTACTTGTATTGTGTAGTGATTCATTGGTAGGCATATAATCGGATTAATACCAACCATCATCGCCATGCCTATCCAGTTTTTGTCCATTAGATACTTGAATCCAGCTATTGAATTTGCCTCTAAAACAATAGCAGAAACAAACACAAGCAACAACTTCCACCATTCAACTGATTTGAATATTGTGCTCATAAATTTACTAAATTTTCGTACATCTTATCCTCTTGGAATAGTGGCATAGTATAAATTTACAAATTATAAGTATCGATTCGTTTTTTTACCATTTCGATAAACCGCTCCATCATTGAAGCATAGAAGCCGTTAAAATCCTTATGCCCCTCGGGCGCGTGTTCGAATAGCACGTAAAGGGTAGCACGTAGGCGCTGGCTCGGTGTTTTGCTGCCAAGTTCGGCGGCATCGAGTTTAAGGTTATTGAGTAACTGTTCGTCGTTATAATTGAACTGTTCGCCCTTAAATGCCATAACACCAACGCCGCCCATCCATTGACTAAATAAGGCGCTCGTTTGTTCGGGCGTTAGTTCCTGCGTTCCAATTGTTACCTTAATGGTTTTATCGCGGCGCGTGGCTACCGATTCAATCGCGCACGGTATCGTTAATAGTTTAGCATCCATACTCAGGCTCGCGCTTAGTTGCTTTGTATTCTAGTTTTAGCGTTTCGAGGTAATCGCGTACCATCGCTGTAATCTTTTCGCGGCTCGTTTGCGGTACGCGAAAGCATAAAGTAGCGGTCGGTTCGCCATATTTTGGCAACCTACCAGCACCTTCACGGCGACCGCCTCGGTTATCTTTTGCCTTTACTTCGGACTTCATGCCACAAATATAGTTAATTTTTGATTACGTTGTGCAAATTTACGCCGTGTTTTTTAAGTAGCTTCAACCAATCGAGGCAACGGTTTAAATACATTCGGTAGGCTATCGAGGTGCGCGGGGCGTTCATTAGTTGCCCTGCATAGCTGCGATGTGTTTTAAGCATGTCGGTGTAATATACCGCGCCCTCTTTAAACTCGCTTTGCTCGGGTTCGTGGTTAGTCATGTATTCGATTATGCGTTCTTCGGTACTCAAAATGGTTCTTTATCAAATTAAAATAGCTCTGTTTGTATACTTGGTTTGTAGCTTGCATCATATCTTTTATTTTCTCCTTTTGGATATGGCTTTGATTCAAATAATTTGTGATTCATAATTTCTTTTTTTAGTCTATTGTTTGACAAAATATAAACGTATCTATATTTTGGTTCTCTCCTTACTTGATATAATTGGTCGCCATACTTTTCTTTCAACTTCTCAATTCTATCTTCTGTAAAAGCAAATTCATCCATCAAAGTTCGGCTGTGTATGTGTTCTTTACCTTTTACTTTCCAATCTAATTGAGTATGGCTTTCCCCAGTAAAAATAAAGTTAGTAGCTTGGTAAATATATCCATTATGCCCAACTGATTTATCTGCATAACTTACTATTATCAATGGTTTTGGTAATAATTTAAAAGATTCAGCAACAAAAAAAGATGTTGCATTTTTGTCTAAATTATCATTTGTGCAAAGCCTATTCAGTTCATAAACCAAATCCATATATTTTTCTCCAAATAATGATTTTTTCATTGTTAAGGGAATTGCATTGCCAAAAGTAATAACGCCAACCAATATATTATCTTTATATAACCCAAAGGAATAGGTAAAAGATGTCATTCTTCGTAAATAATGTTTTTTTAACAACCACTCTTTGCACTGCTCTGTTGATACGCTTTTAACTTTGTATCTTTCTTTAATTGACATAGATTTCATTTATCAAAATGGCTCTTTATCAAATTCATCATTCGGCGCTATTGCGCTTATTACTTTCTCGGTTTCGGGCATCGGTAAAAACGAGCTGCCAGTATTACCGCCTAAATCGCTAAACGCTGTAATCGTGTTGTTATGCTGAAAGCGTACTTCGCCCGTCGCGCCTTGACGGTGCTTTTCGAATAAGTAAAAAACGTGTTTATCGGTTTGCTCGCCATCGACCTCATCAATACCGTAGTATTTCGGGCGATAAATAAAAATAACCGTATCAGCATCTTGTTCTATCGAGCCGCTTTCGCGTAGGTCGGATAGGATAGGGCGTTTATCGCTTCGCTGTTCTACTTGCCTACTTAACTGCGCAAGGGCTATAATCGGTATGTTAAGTTCCTTTTGCGCGGCTTTTAACGTGCGGCTTATCTCTGCTACTTCCATTTCGCGGTTACCGCCTTTAAAGCCCTCTATCGTCATTAATTGCAGATAGTCGATTATCGCCCACTTGCAACGACCCTTACGCGCTTCGCGTCGCATAATCCGTATTGCTTCATGTACACCGCATCGCGGCTTATCGTAGATTAAAATCGGTAGCTTTTCAATTTGTCCTATTGATTGCTCGAAGGTATGTAGCTCGGGTTGGTTTAGGTTACCATCGCGAAGGCGTGCCGCGTTAACTTGCTCGTTACTATGCTGCAAAATTAGTCGCTGACATAGTTGGCTGTTATTCATTTCGAGGTTAAAGTAAATACCCGCCTCGTTAAAGTTGCAAGCGTGGTAAAGGGCTAAAGCTGTTTTACCCATCGACGGGCGACCCGCTAAGATTATTAGCTCGGGGTGAAAGCCGCCCGTAAAACGGTTAACTGAATCTATACCCGTACTTAACCCGCTTGTTTGCCCGTTTTGGTACATCGCAGCGCGGCGGTAATATGCTTGCCTTTCTTCGTCTGCAAGTTGGAGCGTGGTTATGATGTTATCGATAGGGCTACCGTCCTCGATTAACGAGTTGAGGCGCTTAACGATTTCAACGGCTGTATTTACGCCGCCTTTGTTGTTATTGATTCCTAACGTTTCCTCGGTTAATATCGTCGTTATTGAACGCTTAATGTGTTCGTCCTTTAGAATTGCGATGTACTGGTTAACGGGTTCGGTGTACGATAGGTCGTTACCCCACCCAGAAACAAATGCAAGGTCGCGCGGGTCTATTGCTTTTGTGCTTAGTGCATAGCTACCGAGTGTAACGAGCGTTGGTTGCTTGTTATCGGATTGTATCGATTTAATGATTTTAAAGCATTTTAACGCGAGTTCGTCGTTAAAGTGATACTCTGATAGCTGCGGCACTATTTCACGCGCTGCATCGGGTTCGTGCAGCATTATGAAAATTAAAGCCTGTTCAATTTTTGGTAGGGGTTTCATTTAGTTGTTTAAGAAAACAATTCAATTCCTAAAATTTCTCTGAACGATTTTGTATCGCCGTCCTCGTTATCAATCCACCCATCTTTTAATTTGTCTTTTTTTGAAAGCCTTTTAAAGGCATCTTGAAAATCCTTTGCTTTAATCTTAAAGCATCCAATACCAAATTGAGTCGGTGTCCAAATTGTAAATTCTTGTAAAGTTTTCATATTGTAATTGTTTAAAGTTTGGGCGGTGGTTAGCCGCCCGGTTTAATTATTCAGTTATTTGGTCGTAAATAATATCAAATTCTGTTTCTGATATTCTTGTTGCAAGAACATCCATAATTAAAGCAAAAATCATTCTTTGTGTTTCGTCTGCTTTATTAACTCTTGCAACTTTTGCATCAGATATTAATTCTTCGTTTGTTCTTGTAGCTAATTTAGCTTTGATTGTTTCGTGTAATTGTTCGAGTGTCATGGTGTGTATGTTTTGTTTCAGCAAACATACAACTATATTTTGAATCTGCAAACTTTTTCTAAATTATTTTAAAAATATTTTTTTTACTGCATCTTAACCCCCATCGAGGCGCGTGTTACAACCTTTTGTTCGGGTTGTTTATTTGTATTTTTAGTTGGCTCAAATAACCCTTTATAGTTACCCTGAATACTTCGAGCGATTCCGTCTAAGGCTTCTTGTTCAGTTTTGTAAAGTAGCGGAATTTGTTTTATAAAAGATTTAATCGCTAAAGTTGTTGGGTAGTCTTTATTGATTATTCGATTAACAAGAAAATCTTTAAATGCTTCATCTACATTTTTGTTTTTATGAAAAAATGTCATTCCCCTTATTTCATCAGTTGATTTATAAACCTTATTACTTTCTTTAACCTTTACATTTTCATTTACACTATCACTATCATTTACACTTACACTATCATTATCAGCTTCGTTTGCTAAGTTTTGGTTAGCAAATTTAGCATTTGCTTTTTTTGCTTTGGTTTGCTTGCCTTTGCTTAAACCGCCTTTCTTTCCTGACTCTTTACGCTTTTCACAAATTGATTCATACTTTTCTTTGTCGCGGTCAAGTGTGTTTTTTATAGGGTTAAAAACAAAAAATAAAGGGTTTTCAGGTGTTATCGTTTTGCCTTCAATCATATATTCAAATATGATAGTTGTAAGTTCTCCGAGTGCTTTTTTATCAAGATACTTTATTGTATCCCATAGGTCGCAGTATAATATAAATGAAGGCTTCATTGGAAAATAATTGCGAATGTATCTTGGTTTTCATCACTAAATAACTGAACCCCTCTTTGTATCCAGTATTCGCGTTTTTTATACCTTAATAGGTTTTCAATAGCACTTGCATACTTCCAATCAGTATCATGCGCCATACGCTCTAAATGTATTTGCTTTTCAATTGCTGCATTAATTAGAGCGTCCTCAAGTTGTTTTAAATAGTTTGTTTCCATATCAAAAAAAATACCCTTTGATGGCTGCGGTCAGAGCGGCTCAGGTGTTATCCTTTACCTCGCAGCCCCCAAAGGGCTTAAATGTTTTACACTCATTCAGGCTCTGACCTCTGAACGCTTAAAGATACTAAAACAATTCGGGCTGTTCAACATTTTTAAATCGGCTGTTAACCTCTTTTAAGTTAATTACAGCCTGTTTAAAATAGCTATCCTTTAGCTCTATTCCTATTGCCTTTCTACCCATCGAAACAGGGCTATAAACCT